CAAGAGTTATAAAATGCAAGTGAGTTTCTCGAAAGAGCTAATACAACAATAAAAAGGATATATAATGGCACTCGTAAAAAACGAAAATAGTCGTACAAAATCAGTTGGTGAAACTAACTATCAAAACAAAATGTTTCAAGGTAGAACATTTGAAACAATTGAACAAGCAATTGAAGCAGGAACAAAAGCTTATGCAAAATTAGCTTGGAATGAAATAACAAACTTCACAGCTGAGTTAGAAGAATATGGTATTAAAATGCCAAATCAGGATATATTAGCTGAAATGCTAATTAATTCAAAACGTAAAGTTATCGTAGCATCTATGCAAAAACGTGAAACTATGCCTAAAGCATTTGCGTGATGTGGTCAGATATTTGTCCTCATTGTGGTGCTTGTATTAAAACTGTATTATCAGAAGACGATGGATTAACTTGTCCTAATTGTGGACGATAAATAAAGAGAGGGAAAGATGATAGAGATTAAATTTAGAGCGTGGGATTATGACAATGAATGTATGTATGACGATAGCCAAGTAATCATACATAACGGAACAGTATTTATAGGAAGAATTAAATACTCACAGCAAATATCACAAGATACTGAACTTATGCAATACACCGGACTAAAAGATAAAAACGGTGTAGAGATTTATGAGGGGGATATCTTAAGAGATTATGACAATGAGCTTATTGGTGTTGTTTCATTCCAAGATGGAGCATTTATAGTTTCTTGGGAAAACGAGTTTTGCAATACTTTCGAGTGGAGTAGTGAATCAGTAATCGGAAACATATATGAGAATCCTGAACTCTTGGAGCAAAAATGACGCCTTCATACTTTGACAGAGCGCAAGGTGATAAACAGCTTTTAAATCAAGCTTGTAAGTATTTAGGTAAGCAATTGAAAGGGATACCATACAAAGGTATCACTATTAAAGAAGCTTTGAATTTTATAGGCTATCAAAATGTTAGCCTTGATGTGAAGGGGTGATTATGACTAAAGAAAAATTAATTGAAAAATGTTTTCATATTTGTGATAACAAGAAAATATCATCTGATGCGGAATATCTTGCATCTACTATGAGAAAGTTCTTTGAATCAAACGTATGTATTCCTAAAGGTGAGAATCGTCATCCGTATGCTGATGTCATGCATGAGTGGGTTGAAGGAGTCCCATGTGAAATAAAAATGAAGTTTTATTGGGATGACTTAACTACTTTTAAAGAATTATATGATGGTGATATTTTGCGTATCAAACCATCTGAACCAGTATACGAATGGCAATGGATTGATGTTGAACATAGAATGGATGATAATGAAAATACTTCAAGCTTTATTCATATAATGAATAACGGAAAATTCATGACATATAAAGAAGCAAATGCTCTTACTTGTTATGGAAATGTAGTCAATTGGGAAGAAACAAAGCGAGTACGACAATGAGTGAATATGATAAAGAAACATTACAAATGTTTACAAACAAAGCAAAGAGATTAGGTTTCAGCGATGAAAAAACTATTACACTATATGCCATATTAATTGAAATGTGGTTATATGAATCAAAGGATTTATAATGTATTATGACGACAAAGAAGGTTTTATCATGCCAAAACCTAAACCAAAAATTGAACGTGAAGACTAATGAATATTATCATTGATGATATTTTAACATTAAAACAAAATAAGGAATTAAAAATGTACGCAGGAATTAACAACGCAAAATCAAATCATGATAGAGCTTATGAAAATCGTAAAAAGAATTTTGAAGCAAAACAAATTGTAAACGATGCAGATTATAGTCCACAAGCAATTCATGCTTATAAAACATATATGTTTTACAATAAAACATTGTTAATGTTAGGACTAGCATAATGGAAGTAAGTAAATTTCCAATTTGGAAAAAATGGAATGGACTTGGTTCAGAAACTGAAGAAACAATTGTAATGTTCACATCATTACATGAAGCTAAAATTTGGGAAAATGGAAAGCTACAAGAATTATACAGTGATGATTCTTGGGTAAGTTGTGATAGTTTTTTATGGACAACAATTGAAGCACCAGCTGATTACGAAGTACAGCAATTGATTAAACAAATCTTTATGAATTGCAAAGAGCATGATGACGAAATGGATGTACTAAAATATTCATTAGATATTCAAAATGAACGTGAAAACGATTACGGAAATGCAAATGAAAGTTTCAAAAGTATTGCTGAATTTTGGAGTACATATTTATCTCGTAAAACAAAAAGAAAAGTTAAACTTGATGAAATTGATGTTGCACAAATGATGGAACTATTTAAAATCAATCGTAATGCATACAAACGTAAAGAGGACAATATGGTAGATGGAGAGTCTTATGCAAATTTTGCAAAGACATTTTATAATGAATCAATTTCTTGATATTGCACAAAGATTAAATACTATTTGGATTTTAATATTGACAATTTATTACGGTATTTTTAATAAAGAAAAATTACACAAAATTTAAAGGAATTAGAATGGAAACAATTATTGGATTATTAATATTTTTAGCATTTGCAATCACAGCGCTATATGGATGGGTAGTAAATATTATCTGGATAGTTAAACAACCAGTATTAGTTATGAATGGAGAAACAATCGTTTCAGCGATTGGAATTTTCTTAGCACCACTAGGTTCTATTATGGGATTGTTCGTACATTAAAACAAGGAGAATACTATGATGAAATTTATTGGTTAAATAATAAAGCAGACCATTAACAATGGACTAAAAGAAGTGTAGTTATCAAAATAGGTTTCTAAAGAGCTACCATGAATCTGTTAAATTGGCATTCCATATTTGTAAGTAGGGGGAATTAAACTAAGCCAAACTTTCTCAATGACACGATATAAATCTAAACTATCCTAGGGGTAGAAGTATTCGTGGTTAATATGTCCTTAGCTCAGTTGGATAGAGCAAGAGATTTCTAGCCTCTAGGTCAGAGGTTCAAATCCTCTAGGGCATACCATATACGTCTTTAGTCAGTAAAAAGGAGCGATAATACACAAGTATGTTATATAGTGTATTAGGAGGTTCGAGTCCTCGCTATCGACACCATACTACTATATATAGAATAGAAGGATGGAAAGAAGGAATGAAGGAAAGAAGGAAGGTTATAACCAAATAACCTTAAACTAGCCTGAAAGAAATAGACTAATTGTAGTGGTTAGGGTAACAGTATGTTAGAACACATCATTGGTCAAATAAAGCCTACAAAAACAACTTATAGCGAGAATGGATAAGAACTTCCTAGTGATGAGTTTGTAGGTTTTAATGGCTAATATGAGCTTATTATAATGTGTTAAAAGCTGATAGCAATAGACGTATTGCATCTAGTAGTCGGAGTGATTTTAACACAGTAATATGAGCTTTATATAAAGGGAATAGATGAGAATCACTAGAGTAGTGACAGATTGGATTATGCCCTTTACAGAGGGCTTTAAACATCGTAAGGGACAAGAAGAATTAAGAGGTGTAGATGCACATGACTATGAGTTAATATGGATTATACAAGATTGTAATAAGTGTTCTGAACGTGATAAGAAAATAGCACAAATTATCTTAGATCAGAGACTTCAAGAATTAGGAGACTTATATGAATGATGAATGGAATAGATTGAGAGCAATAGTAGAATTAACTGGAAAAGTTGTTCAATTAACAACTCACATAGATACACTGAGATATATAGTAGCTGATGGTAATGAAATGAATGGATGGGATTATAGATGAATACAAAAGAATTATTTGATGAAGCAATATTTATATTGTCTTCATTTATCCTTGAAACAACTAAGGACACTAATTGGTATTTAGTAGATACAGCTACAAATAACTATACTAAATTTATGGAACAAGGTATGCCATTTCACATATCAAGAGAAGGATGTAAAAATACAATCTATGGAAATGAAATGGTGAACATTCTATCAAGAGTATGGCATGACAGAACTCATTTTGAAAACAAGTTTGATTTTACAATAGAAGGTGAATTTCTCACATATAACAAACAACAAATAGAAATATACAATGCAATGTTTATAGATGGAATACCTCATAGAGTAAGAGTAGCAGTCACACTGCTATTGGACATTGAAATAAATGAACAACGTCAATATTATGAAGAGACTGGTAGATTCGTAGAGAATCAATATGAATTCGTATATAACAAATTTAAAGAAAGGATAGAAAATGGACTTACCTAAATATTGGAGAGTATATTATAAACTTCAAGAATTACTAGACGCTGAATTTGGTGAACATTATGAAGCAAAGGCAAGTGGTGGAGTAAGACGAGATAGTGGACTACCACCAGAACTAAATGCAGAAGCAAATAAAGTAGCTTCATATTTAATGAACATTCATATGGAGAAAGAGTAATGGAAAAGTATCCAAAGAAACGAGCATGGGTTAGAGGTAAGTTAAAAAAGTTTCTTGATGAAAAAGGTGTAACAAAACAATTTATTGCAAATTGTAAAATTAATAACACTATAAAACGACCAGTAAAATCAATTTTTGAAGCATTTGTATGGGCAAATACAAAAGAGAAAAATTACTTTTGGTATAAATTATCAAAGGAGTTCAATGAGTAAGCTTGAAGTAGTAACACAAGCTCTAAATAAACTTGGAGCATTTGATGGCAAGCCAAATGAAGTAGCAAACAAAATGACACAACTTCTTGGAAATACAGTTCCATTTCCAATGAGTCTAGCTATTGCAAATTATACAATGGCAACATTCACTGGACACTTTCATTATAAAATTGAACTTGATACGGATAACTTAATTCCAATGAATGTTATTATTTTTGTACTAGCTAAATCTGGTGCAAAGAAAACATCATCAATGTTAAAGTTAGAGAAGTCTTTGAAGGCTGGATATGAAATTATTAACGATCATAGATTTAGACAAGCAAAACAGTTTGCAGAAGAAAATGATTGTAATATGCAAAGGATTAATCCACTATCAAATGCATTAGCAACTGAAGCTGGAATGATTAAAAGACTGAATGATTTCAAAAAAGAAGGAGTTGGATTACCATCACTATATGTAGATGAAATTTCAACTGAACTTGCATCAAATGCAGATATGATTCCTAATATTAAATTAGTTGCACAACTATTTGATGTTGGTGATATGAAATCAAAGCCACTAAAAGATTCAAACAATCAATCTGAAGAAGTAGTTGGAATGGGAATGAATGCTTTATTTATTGGTTCAGAACATGGAATACTAGAAGATGAATCAGTATTGCGTAAATTTGAAACTGAATTCATTTCTAAACTTGCAAGAAGATCGTTTTTTGTATATCCTAAATTTGTAGATGAAATAGAAGCAGTAACAACTGTAGAAGAAATTCTAGCAAATGTACAAAGCAAAAGAGAAGAAGGACATGAGCTAAATTCAGAAATAAATCGTATAGCTAAAGACATAGCCAATGTGGCATTACTTAAGGATTTTAACAATGTTAAACTTTCAAAAGAATGTTCAGATATGTACACGTTATATAGTATCTATTGTGAAGAAGTACCAACAAGTGAAATTGAAGCAGTTGCATTAGAGCAACAACATCGTCATTGGAAAGCACTAAAATTAGCAGGTGTTTATTCAGTCTTTAATGGACATGGATTTGTAGAAGTATCAGATTTAATTGAAGCAATTTATGTTGTGGAATTAACTGGAAAAGACATTGGTACATTTGTAGAGAAAGCAAATAGATTGCCATACGAAATCTTATTAGCTCATTATCAAGAAGGTGGGGACATTCTTACTGTACACGATATGGTAAAAAAGAAATGGATAACTAGACCTAGTGCAGTAAAGGATATGTTATATCTAGCAAACTCTAAATCTGGTAAAAGAGGTATGTTTGAACAATCAGTAGATGATGAGATTACGTACAAGTCATTCATTACAAAAGATGGATTAGGAATTAGTTTTATAAAAACACCTTATCCAAAAGACCAAAGGCATAATAAGACAGCAGTTGGATTTGAATATAAAAGAAAAACATTTGACGAGATTGGATGGGTATTAAGAAATGATACTGCATTCTGTCCATTTGAATTTAAAGGAGGAATACGTGGAAAAGATTATATCATTAGTAGTGCTGATTTTATCGTACTTGACATTGACAATAGTGAGTATAGTGATTCTGAATGCTCCGATATGTTGGCAGACTACAACCATATTATTGCTAGAACTTCTAGTAACTCTCCTTATAAGTTTAGAGTGTTATTACCTTTGGACGTTTCGATAGATATTGAAAATGATAAATGGAAACCATTTATGAAAAAGGTAGAAGAACACCTTGGATTAGAAATTGACATTCTACCAAAAGCCCAAATATATTATGGATATGCTGGAAGAGATTTAATTATAAACAAAGATGGAATAAATTTAGAAGCAAGCGAATTGGCAAAGAATTTAGATGCAGTATCACCAAAAGTTAAATCATTAAAACCTCACCAAGTACCAGATGCTTGGGATGATAGATTAAACTTATTCAGTAATGCTTATAATGCTAAAGCTGGAACTGGATTACACAATAATTTATGGTATGCAACTGCATCAGCTCATGATATGGGATTCTCGTTAGAACAAGGACTTGCTCTATTGGACGACATAGTAGAATATATTGAAGATAAGCCAAGAAATGGTTATATACCAACTCTAAAAAGAAGGATGATTACAGATGTAAATACATATCGTAATTGGGTAGCTGAAACTAAGGAGTTGGATGGATTGGGAAAATGAAACAAATACAAATGAATTTACTAGCTATCAAGGTTTCATATATAGAATTGACTATGAAAATGGTTTTTACTATTATGGTAAAAAAGATTTCATCGCTGATGTTAAAACTCCATTAGGGAAAAAAGCATTAGCTGAGATTACAGATGCTAGAAAGAAAACTTATAAAAGAGTATTAAGAGAAACAAATTGGAGGAAGTATGAAGGAAGTCATGACTCGACTGGTTACACTATTAAGTCTAAGACGATTCTACGACTATGTAAAACCAAACGTGAACTTACATTTAGAGAAGCGGAAATCATGTTTAAACGTGATGTGCTGTTTGACGATAAGTGTTTAAATAAAAATATATTGGGAAAATTCTTTAGAGGAAATATAACATGACTACTTTAGATGAACTATTTAAAATAGCAAAAGAAATTCATCCTTATGCTTATATAGCTGGAGGATTTTATAAAGACATTCGTAAAGGAAAAGAACCAAAAGACATTGATATTTTCTTTTACACAACTGGACACCATTTTATAGTTTGCGATATAATTCAAGACTTAACTGGAATTGTACCTAAATACAATAAAGGAAATGCGGAGATTGGTAAATACCAAATTGTAAAACCTATCAGAATTAAAGATAGATTATTATATGGAAAACCAGAAGACTTAGTTGCAACATTTGATATTGATATTACACGATTCTGGATTGATGATAAAGGTTTACATTCAACGGAAGACATTGAAGAAATGGATTTCTTGATTGATACGAATTGTTTCAATGTTTCATTATTCCATGAAGATGAGCAACGATCATTTGACAGAAGAGATAGATATGAAAACGATTATGGATATACTTGTTTAAGAGTAATCAGAGAAGAACACATATCTAAAAAGAAAATTAAATGCACAATGAGTGGTGGATACTAATGACTAAATATATTGCATACGATTTTGAAGATAAAAAAATAGGATTCATATACGCTCCAAATGAACAAAGTGCAATTAAAAAAGCATTTGAAAAATACAAAGTAACTATTGGATTTGTCGAGGAAGCATAATGGAATTTAGAGTTCACGATGTAGAGGACTATAAAAACACAATAAAGTTCTTAGAACTAGAAGCTAAAATTGATGCTGAAAATTGTAAAGAAATGCTAAACATAGAACCAAGTCACTTAACGAAAGCTAAGATTACTGAAATGGGAAAGTTAGCAGGACGATATAAGAAAGCATCAAATGCTTTAATTAAAGGTTATAAAGAACAACAGAAATCAAAATATTGTTATGATAGAGAATCAATAACTGAAAGGAAAAAAACATGGTTTATAATCTAGTAATTGATGCAGACTCATTGTTATATACAAGCTGTTATCGTCACCAATACAAATTAGAAAAACAATTATTTGATATGGACTTAGGAGATAATTGGACTAAGACAGAAACATATTGTAATTTAGAATTAGCATATATGGATTTCGTTGGAAATATATATGGAATGAAATCAGCATTGTGGAAACAATTTGATCTACAAAAAGATGATTCAATTGAATTTGAAATTGTATTCAGTCCTAAACATACATTCAGAAATGAATTATCAGAAACATATAAAGCAAATAGAAAACCTACAACTATAGTAGGAATTCAAAAACTTAAATCATTGATACAATCAAGATTAGATGCAACAGAAATGACTGGACTTGAAGCAGATGATATTGTAATTACAAGAGCTTATGAAAAAGAAAATGTAATAATAGCTTGTATTGACAAAGATGTATATCTACACTCACCAGTACCTTGTTTCAATTATAAAAAATGGGAATGGATAGATGGTAAAACAAATGATGAAATCGAACAAAACTATTGGGTTCAAGCTATCATGGGTGATTCGACTGATGGTATTAAAGGTGCGAAAGGAATTGGGATTGTAGGTGCTGAGAAATTAGTATATGATTTATTTGAACCTTTTACATACGAGAAATATATATCACTATTCGATTCAGAAAATGAAGCTATTCTCTCAATGAGATTAGTAAGATTAGATCAATTTAAAACGGGAGAATTAATATTATGGAAAAACCACCATTAGTAGTAATTATTGGAGATTCTGGTACTGGTAAAAGTTCATTACTTGAAACTCTACCACCAGAACGAACAATAATTATTAACACAGAAAACAAACCTCTTCCAATGAGAAACTTTTCACAATTTAAAAATCTATATATTACAGATTGGAAAGCATTATCAGCAACACTTGATAAACTTGCCACAGCAGAAATGAAGGAGAAATACGACTATGTAGTTATGGATTCTTTTACATCAACTGTAGAGATTGTAAATAGATATTGTGACAAAGTTTATAATGGATATGAAGTATGGGCTAAATATAATGACATGATTACAGATGTCATTATTAAAATGAAAAAGCTAGATATGCAATGCTTTATGATTGCATTACCAGAACAAAAAGCAGAACAATTTGGTGAAACTAAATCGTATGCTAGAATTAAAGGTAAGGAACTAAAATATGGATTCCTTGAAAAAGAAGTAGCAATTGTTCTGTTCACAAATCCTGATTACGATCAAGACACTGGTGAAATGAAAGATGTGTATATGGAATACATTCCAAACAAAAGAAACTCAGCAAAAGCACCAAGAGGTATGTTTGATAAACAACCAAAAAATGATGCTTTATTTATAGCAAATAAAATCAAGGAGTATTACAATGTTCAAAACTAAAACACTATCTGATACAATCGGAAAAGTAAATAACTTCATTTCAGAATTGAAAAGTGGAGTTAATTCCCACAGAGAAACAATGGCTTCAATTGGTACTGAAATTTCAGACCTAATGAAGGAACGTGCTGATCTAGCAACTGAAGTTGAAGTAGCAGAAAAGCTAATTAAAACATTGAGTATCTAAATGGCATTAACAGCCAAAGACGTACAAGATCAACTATTACGATATTTCAATGGAGACATGAGTAGAGTTAAACTTCTCGTCAAAGGTTGTAATGCTTTAGACTTCAAAATATCAGAAAACTTAGAGTCGATTCAAAAGAATCCAGAGCATTTCACAATGCTTATTACTTACTCAGATTTAGGTATCTTAGGTAAGTTAGCAGACACATTAGCTGTCTTAAAAGGAAAATAACAATGGCATCAGTAAAACAATTACAAGCACGTAAAGCAGTTCTAGTAGAAAAGCTTACAAGTCTTGAAGCAACAACATCAGATAAAGTAGCAACTCTTGAAAAAGCATTTGCAGAAAAAGAACTAGCAAGTCAAACTGCACATGATGATAAAATGGCAACACTTCGTATCGCACATGATGCGAAAGTACAAGCTGTAAAAAATAGTGTAGTAGCAGTAAAAGAACGTCTTGAAGAAGAATTGGTAGAAAATACTAAATCGCTTCAAGCGGAAGTAGGAGCATTACAAGCACAGATCGAAGCAATTCGTGGAACTGCAACTGTAGAAACAAATGAAACAACCGAAGATGACTTCGGAACAGAAGAGGTATAATTATGGATTTCGTATTTAATTTAGAAGAAGTACAATCAGCTCAAGAAGCTGTTGCGGGTGGATTTGGAATCCTAGAAACTGGTATGTATAAAGATTGTACTATTGTACGTGGAGTACATAGTAAAACTAAAGCAGGTAATAATGTACTAGACTTGACAGTAAAAACTGCAACTGGTCATGAAACTACAATCTATCAAGCATTTATTATGGATGCTAAATGGGCAAGTGGAAAAGATAATACTTATGGTTATGCGGCATTCCTTCGTTTTGCTAAAGCGGCAGGAATGAATAGTTCAGAAACTTTTCAAGAAGCATTACTTGATCGTGATGGAAAACCAGTAATTGGTAAAAAATCACAAGCACCAGTAGTATTTACATCTTTCAAAGCGTTGGCTAATAAGAAAGTTGATCTTGGAGTACAAAAATGTTTTGATATTTTTGATGGTAAAGTTCAAGAAACAAATGAAGTTTATGACACATTTTCTTGTGGTTCAGAATCTTCTGATAAACTTGGTTCACGTTTAAAAGACAAACTATCATCAGCTTATAAAGAATTTATGGTAGATGGTGGAGCAGTTGAAACTTCAACTGAAACAACTGAAGTAGAAGATTTCTAATGAACGAAACTGAATTTGAAAACACAAAAGTAATTAGCGAAGAAGAAGCTATGTCTCAGTTGAATCGTGATGCTGATAGAGCTAGGGCAATGTTAAGTCTACAAGAAGACCCAAGATTTAAAATGCTTTTTAGTGATATATTTATTACTGGTTGGGCATTAACTCAAACTAGCAATTTGTCGGTATATCAACCAGAGCGTAGAGTTCGTGTAATGGAACAAATGTTAGCTCGTTCAGTATTCGTACAATTCTGTCAAGAAATGATTGAGAATGGTAGATTGGCAATTGATACACTACAAGAAATAAAAGCAGAAGAAGAAATTCAAGACGCAGAACTATCCTAGAATAATTCTATGGAGAGTCTAAGGACTCTCTAGTAGAGTCATAACAAATAAAATATTAAAGGATAGACATGAACACTAAAATTATAGCAGGTAGTCCATTATGGTACTCAGAAC